GGATGGAAACAAAAAGTACAGACAATAAAAAGTTTGTAATCCAATGGGTAAATGACAGCGAGCAATGGCAAGAATATAGCAAGCTGATAGGTAAGAATCCTGACAATCAGTTTAGTAATACACTAGGTGCTGTGTGTAGAATGTTAACATTGGGTATGCCAGTAGAACATCAAGAACACAAAGAGTATTGGGAATCGCTAGGTGGCACTGAGGGTGAAGTTAAGAGTCCGATAGACTTTGTAAATGAAAGACTAGAAAAACTATTAGCAAAAGCAGAACACATTATTGAAGAAGTTAAAGACACCAAAAAAGATAATAAGCCACAACAACCAACCATACAAGATCGTATGAATGAAATAGCTAACAAACACATCTTACATTTTGAACAGTACGAAGATCAATTAATGAATGGCGACACTGTTGCGGATCCTAAAGCATTTGAATATCTCAAAACACAAAACTGTCCACAGGCATTGATTAAAAAGATAGCAGGCTTTTTCAGAGCACACAGGCAAGAACTAATAGATGCTAAAGCAGGACAAGACGAGCAACTAAAAGACGGTTATAGTCACTACAAAGCGGCTGATTACAAGCGTTTTGAAACGTTTTATAGTAAATTATTCACTGATTTAGAAGCCTACGAACAAGTTAAGAAAGCTACTAAAAAAGCCAGAGTACGTAAGGCACCAGCAAAAGAAAAGGTAGTAGCTAAACTAAAATATCTTAAAGAAGATAGTAAGAGCAAGTTAGTATCAGTAAACCCTGTAGATATACTAGGTAGTACACAGCTATGGGTATACAATACTAAAACACGTAAACTAGGTAAGTATGTTGCTGACGCACACCAAGCACACCTAGGAGTCAAAGGTACTAGTATCATTGGATTTGATACAGCACAGAGTATGCAAAAAACTTTGCGTAAACCAGAGCAACAATTAAAAGACTTTAAAGGTGCAGGTAAAATACAGTTACGTAAGTTCTTAGAGAATATCAAAACTACAGATACTAAACTTAATGGTCGTATCAATCAGGATACAATACTCCTTAAAGTAATCTAAAGTTATCTTGTTGTTCAGGATAAATACTGATATAATAGGATAAAACAAATGGCCAACGAATTACCAGAATTTATATCAAATACCTCAGCTAACTTAACACAAGAACTTTCGGTTGAGACAAAAGATCTCTACTCTAATGTTACAGGCACTGGTGCTGGACATATTGCATTTGACGCAAACTTACAAGCTCAACTTGATTCTGTAGCTTCAATAAGAGCTGATATCATTGATTACATAAGATTAAGATTAGGTTACGGCATGATTGATGTTGAGGCCGATCAAGAACATTTTGAGATGGGAATTAAACAAGCATTCAAAAGATATAGACAGCGTAGTTCTAATGCTGTTGAAGAAAGTTATGCATTTTTAGATATATATCCTGAAACACAAGAATACATATTGCCTAGTTATATTATTGATGTTAAACAGATATTTAGACGCGGTATCGGATCAGTGACAGGCACTACAGCTAGTCAATTTGAACCATTTGCATCAGGATACTTAAACACTTATATGTTAGTAGCAGGACGTGTTGGTGGACTAGCTTCGTACGAGCTGTTTACAGGTTACCAAGAGTTATCTATGAAAATGTTTGGCGGCTTCATGAACTTTACATGGAACAAAGTTACTAAAAAACTAACAATAGTCCGTAAAGTTCCATTTGCTGGCACAGAAGATAAACCAAGAGAAAGTGTATTGCTTTGGACATTCAACTACAAACCAGATCAAATGTTGTTAAACGATCCACAAGCGTTTCCATGGATACAAGACTATGCTTATGCTCTAACAGCAATAAGTATCGGGCAAGCACGTGAGAAGTTTGCTACAATCGCAGGGCCACAAGGCGGTACTACACTAAACGGATCAGCAATTAAACAAGAAGGTCTAGCACTGTTAGAAAAACTTGATGAAGAAATTAAGTTGTATATGGACGGTGGACAACCAATGTGGTGGGTTAACGGTTAACAATTATTTGACCTTGTAACATTTTTAAGTTATACTATTAGTTCAACGAGGGAGTGTGATGTCATCAATTATAGGTATATGCGGGTTTATGGGCAGTGGTAAAGATACCATAGCTGATTACCTCGTAAACATTCATGGTTACAAACGCGAGTCATTCGCAAATTCACTTAAAGATTCAGTAGCAGTAACATTCAATTGGGACAGAGAGATGCTTGAAGGCAGATCAAAACAGAGTCGTGAGTGGCGTGAACAAGTAGATGAATGGTGGGCAGAGCGATTAGGTATGCCTAACCTAACTCCAAGATGGGTATTACAGTATTGGGGGACTGAAGTAGTAAGACAGACATTCCACGATGACATGTGGATAGCTAGTTTACAATATAAATTGGCAACGACCAAAGATGACATAGTTATTACAGACTGTCGCTTTCCTAATGAACTTAAAGCAATAAGAGATCTAGGCGGACAAGTAATCAGAGTTAAACGTGGCCCAGAGCCAAGTTGGTATGATCAAGCTATACAATATAATAAAGGACCCAATCAAAACTTTAGTTGGGCATTGAGTAGAGGACAGTTAGAACAACAAGGAGTTCACGCCAGCGAATACAGTTGGGTGGGACAAGAATTTGATAAAATGTTTGTAAATGATACTACGCTTGATGATTTATATAGTCAAGTTGAGGGTTTGATCGCTGTTAATAATCCGGAATTAGATCTCCCTGAGCCCAACCAAGACCTTCTTTTGCAATCTCATACTGGCAGTTAGCACAGATAGTTTTTAAGTTTAACTGGTGGTTATTGTTAAGATTACCATCCACATAATAAACAAATAATTGCTCTTTATATTTGGCTTTGAATCCACACTTTTCACAAGCTACTTTCTTCCTGTATCCTGCTTTGATCCACCCGGGTTTAGGTGCTACTTTTTTAAACTTTTTCCTGATACAACTGTCGCAACGACTTCTATAATAGGTTTTGTTATTACGTTTATAGTTAACTGCACCGGGCTTTTTACCACACGCTACACATAAAGATCGCTTTTGCATACAGTTATTTAGCTGAACCTTTAAAAGGGCAGTTAACACCACCAAAAAAGCAAAATAATTATAAATAGTTTAAAGTAACCCAATTAGAGGAAAAGACAATGGCACTAATTTCACCCGGAGTATCAGTTACGGTAACTGATGAAAGTCAATATACTCCAACAGCGGCAGGATCGATCGCTTACTTGCTTGTTGCTACAAAACAAGATAAACTTACACCAGCAGGCACAGTTGCTCCTTACACAACAGCGGCAAATGCTGATAAGGTGTTTAATATTACTAGTCAACGAGATCTAGTAACAAAATATGGTTCAATTGCATTTGAAGTGGATTCAGCTGATAATCCTTTAAATGGCGATGAGCGTAACGAATACGGACTAATGGCGGCATACAGTGCTCTTGGTGTATCCAATCAGTTATATGTACAACGTGCAAATGTTGATTTAGCACAACTAGAAGGTACAAGTATTCGCCCAACTGGCGAGCCAACTGATGCAACATATTGGTTAGACATAAGCACTAGTGGTACCGAATGGGGTATCTATAATTGGGGTGCTGACGGAAACACTTTCATTAAACAAACACCAAGAATTATTTCAAACACAGCACAAGTAACTGGTACAGTTCCTCTCAGTTCAGTTGGATCAATTGGTGAATACGCTGTAGTTACTACTAGCTCATCAAATCCAATATACCTAAAAGGTTACGACAATACTTGGGCATTAGTTGGTAGTGATGATTGGAAAGACAGAGTACCAACAATAACAGGTAGTATTGCTAATCCAGCAAACCTAGCTGTTGGCCAAACAATGAGAATTAATAACGCAAACATTGCGTTAACAGGAACAACAGTTGCAACTGCGGCTAGCGATATTAACACAGCAAGTATTGATGGTGTTACTGCTAGATCAAATGCATCAGGACAACTTGAAATCTTTGCAGATAGCCTAGCTGAAAGTGATGGCACAACAGCAGACGGTAAATTAAGAATTGAAATTGGCGGCACAAACGGTATTCCAGGTACTGACTGTTCTCTTAAATTAGGATTGTGGACAACATATGATTCAGGAAATCTTAAAACAATACTTGGACCAACAGTTGCATTTGATACATATAGAAACACTCCAGCTTGGAGAGTAACAGATACTAATCCACGCCCAGCAGGTTCAGTATGGTTTAAAACATCAGCAACTGGCACTGGTGCTAGCTACGGGATTAAACAATATAGTACAACAACAGAAACATGGAGTACATTATCTGCTCCGTTGTATTCAGGTGATAATGCCGCAATTTATGGACTAAGTCCAGTGGCAGGTGGCGGAGACTTAGCCGCAGGAACACTATATGTTAGATATGATACATTAGGCACAACAACTGCTACCTTCCAACTATATCGCAAATTTGTAGCTGGAGTGTTAAAAATACAAGGCACAGCGGCAGGCGGTAGTGCTACATACTCTGTTAGTGATTCATTTACTATGAAAGTATCAAAGCCGGCTTCAGCATCAACGCAGTCAGCAACTATTACATTAACTGGAACTACAGCAACATCATTGGTTACAGACATACTTTCTGCAAACTTGCCAAACATTGTTGCACAGATTGAAAGCAGTGGTGCTATTAGTATTTCACACTTAGCTGGCGGTACTATTGAATTTACATACGGTACAGGAACTCCAATAACAACAGCTGGATTGCTTTCAGATAACAACATGCAAACGGTATCAGCAGGTAGTGTATACCTAGCTAGCCCATTTAGACCACTAACATATACATTTAGTGAAACTGCTCCTTACAGTAATCCAGCAGATGGAACATACTGGTATTATAATTCAGCATTAGATGTTGATATCATGATAAATGATGGTGCAGGGTGGAAAGGTTATCAGAACGTTTCAAACGATGCACGTGGGTTTGACTTAACTGACACAGATCCAAGTGGTCCTATAATGAGTGCAACACAACCGATATACCAAGCTGACGGAACAAGTCCAGTAGTAGATGGTGATTTGTGGGTTAATACAAGTTCAGCTACTTTAGATACCTATCCTAAGATTTATAGATATAATGGAACAGTATGGGAATTGATTGATAACACTGACCAAGTAACTACCGATGGTATTTTATTTGCAGATGCACGTTGGGACACAGATGGAACTAAAAATCCAATTACTGATGCTCTAGTAGCTATCAGCACATTAGGAACTAGTGATTACATCGACGATGACTGTCCTGACTATAGATTATATGCTCGCGGAACACTATTGTTTAACACACGTAGAAGTGGTTACAATGTTAAACGATTTGAAAGTGAGTGGTTCTCAAATCCAGATACATTTACTGGATCAGTGGTACCGACTATTAAAGCGGCTTGGGTAAGCTCAAGTGGAAATGATTCAGACGGCGTTCCATACTTTGGGCATAAAGCACAACGCAACATTGTTGTTGAAGCTATGAAATCAGCTATTGCATCAAGCACAGTGTTAAGAGAAGAAAATACACAGTTTAATATCATTGCAACTCCTGGGTATCCAGAACTAATCCAAAACATGATTACGTTAAACAATGATCGTAAACAAACAGCGTTTATCATTGGCGATTCACCAATGGATTTAGACTCAAGCAACGCACAAGCGTGGGCTAAGAACACTGCATTAGCATTAGACAACGGCGAAGACGGACTAGTAAGCTCTAGTGAATACTTAGGTGTTTATTATCCATCAGGATTAGGAACAGACTTAGCAGGCGAGACAATAGTTGTTCCACCAAGTCATATGATGTTACGTACAATGATACGTTCAGACAATGTAAGTTATCCGTGGTTTGCGCCAGCTGGTGTTAGACGTGGCTTAATTGACAATGCTACAAGTATTGGTTACATTGATAGTGCTGATGGTAATTTGTTTAAATCAATCGGTGTAACGGTTGGCCTACGTGATGTATTATATGCAGATAGAGTTAACCCATTAACAGTACTTCCGGGTGTTGGATTAGTTGCATACGGTCAAAAAACTAGAGCGGCGTCAACATCAGCATTGGATAGAATTAATGTAGCAAGACTAACTGCTTATCTAAGATTAACATTAGATTCAGTGGCACGTCCATTCATATTTGAACCAAATGATACAATTACACGTAACCAAGTTAAATCAGCATTTGAAAGTGTATTAAATGATTTAGTTGCTAAACGTGGTTTGTTTGACTACTTGGTAGTATGTGATACAAGTAACAACACACCAGATCGTATTGATCGAAATGAGTTGTACGTTGATATTGCTATTAAACCAGTTAAAGCAATTGAGTTTGTTTATATACCAGTAAGAATTGTTAACACTGGTGCTGACTTAACAGTAACATAATATACGCAGTTAATGGGAGGGGCAACTCTCCCATTATGTAATTAAAAATCAGGTAAATACTACTATAAAGTATTAATAAGGATAATAAAATGGCAACATCATCATTAAGTAAGTTTACAGTACCTTTAAGTACTAACCAAAGTGCAACAAGCCAAGGCTTGTTAATGCCTAAACTAAAGTTCCGATTCAGGGTAACTTTTGAGAATTTTGGTGTTAGTCAACCTACAACTGAACTAACAAAACAAGTTATTGACTTTACTCGTCCAAAACTTAGTTTTGAAGAAATGATTATTCCAATTTATAACAGTAAAGTCTACCTAGCTGGTAAGCCAACTTGGGAAACTGTTGTTTGTACATTACGTGACGACGCTGGTGGCGAAGTTACTAAACGTGTTGGCGAACAACTACAGAAACAATTCGACTTTATGGAACAAGCATCAGCAAGTTCAGGTATTGATTACAAGTTCCTTACTAGATTTGAAGTACTTGATGGCGGCAACGGTGTACACGAAGCATCAGTTCTTGAAACTTGGGAACTATATGGTTGCTACTTGTCTAACACTGATTATGCAGATGCTAACTATGCAACTAACGAACCAATGACAGTTGCTATGACTATCAGATACGATAATGCTATCCAAACACCAGATGAAACAGGTGTTGGTACATTAGTAGGAAGAACACTAGGCGAAACAATCACTGGTTAATAAGTACGACACGAGGATTAGCCCAGCTTAAAAAACTGGGCTTTTTTTTCGGATAAATACTGTATAACTAGGAAATAATGATGGCAGGTGGGTTTTTTAATCAGTTCTTAAAACAAGTACAAACAGGCGATGAGATACACGACTGGCAACATGCCTCGCGTACTTTTGTTGACAGTTTATACAGACTAAGTCCCAAGATTGGTACAGTATACCATGTTTTTATGGATTTAAATCCTGTTGTAGCAACAACACAGACAAATGAGCAGATTGAAATAGGTATGATGGCTAAAAGTGTAGCACTACCTAAATTTTCAATATCAACAAAAACTTACAATGCTTACAATCGTAAAAATATAGCACAAGAAAAAATAAATTATGATCCATTAACTCTTACGTTCCATGATGATTCAGCAGACGTAGTACGTAACTTCTGGTATGGATATTATTCTTATTATTATAGAGATAGTGATTATCAGGAGTCTATATATAATCAAGATCACAAGTATAAGAAAAGACAAGAACAAGGATGGGGCTTTACACCGTTGCGTAGTGGAACCCAACAAAGCTATATTAATGCTATAAGAATTTATAGTTTGCACCAAAAAAGCTTTAGTGCATACACCTTGCTTAGACCAACAGTACAAAGTTTCCAACATGGGCAACATACAGCGGGAGAATATGCACCAATGGAGCATAATATGACTGTCGAGTATGAGGCTGTACAATACACAACTGGACCGGTAAGTGACGGAACAGTATTAGGATTCAGTGACATACACTACGACAAGAGTCCTAGTCCATTGACGTCGTTGGGTGGAGGGACCACTAGTATATTAGGACCAGGTGGACTGGTTGAAGGTGCAGGTGATGTTATTACTAATTTACAAGACGGTAATTTTGTAGGTGCCGCACTAGGTGGATTCCGTACAGCACAGAACTTTAAAAATCAGGATCTTAAAACAGTAGCTACATCAGAATTAAAACAGTTAGGTAAAGATATACTGTCGGGACAGAATCCGTTAAGTACGGTGTTCGTTCCAACACCAGGAACAATCAATCAAGGAATCGCAAAAGCTATTAATGCTTTGCCTAGTAGTACTGAATCTGGAACAAATGGAGTAGTTGATAGCAATCAACAAATAGCCGATAACGGAACTACTATAATTTAGGATAACTTATGGCTACCTCAGGAAATCTTCCACCGAATACCGATATAAACTCTACAACAGAATTCTTTAATAATTATTTTGATGATAGATTCACCACAAGTCCAAATATAAATGATGCTGTTGTGGGTTACTTTGAATCTGTAACAGGTAGCAAAGCCAGTGGTATAACGTTAGCATCTACAGTAATATACACAGCATTGACCCAAGGGTTAGACCCAATGGGCTTGGTAGATGAATTTAAAAAAATGCCCAGCGGTAGGAAAACAGAAGTAAAAACCCCAATCAATACAGCAAGTGTAAACACTTCATATACAACATATGACGACATAGTTGCCGCAGTCGACAGTTTTTCCGTAGGACAACTATTTTATATACTGTCTTTAAATGTATTTTATCAAACATACAGAGATCTTAATAATGAGATAGCAGTTAGAATAGCATCAGGATATTCTGTAGAAAAAGTGGCTCTAGGTGGAAGTGAATATACCTATAATTATTTTTACGTATCATACAATTATGAAAAAGATGAGCTTACTCCATACCTAACAATGTTATTAAATCAGAATAGAGTTAATACTAGCCTATTAGGAATTAGTAATACTCCACCAATGGACAAATATGTCCAACGCCGTATACTTCCGTAATCTGTCATGGCTAAGTATGCATCAGGAAAATATGTTATAAAGAATCCAGAGAAATACATGGGCAAAAGAGCTCCTACCTATAGAAGTAGTTGGGAATTTACTTTTTGTAATTTCTGCGACAACAATCCAGCCGTAGTAAACTGGACCAGCGAAAGCATAACAATCCCTTACTACAATCCAGTGAGTGGTAAGAATACTGTATATGTTCCTGATTTCTTGGTAGTGTACAAAGATAAAAACGACCGCAAACATACAGAATTAATAGAAATTAAACCAAGCAAAGAAACTACAATGGAAACTGCTAGAAGTTATAGAGACAAATTATCAGTGGCAGTTAACATGGCCAAGTGGGCCGCGGCTGACAATTGGTGTAAAGCTAACGGAATTAAGTTTAGAGTTGTTACCGAATACGACATATTCAAAAATCAGAAGTAATAAATACATTTACTATGACTCAAAAATTAGAAGAACTATTTAATATACCTCCAGCAGAGGAAAAAACGGAAAACAAAGACACCGAAAGTACTGCTGAGGTAAAGCCATCTATAGACGAACAACGCACAGTAATTAAAGAAGTAGATACCGCTATTGATAAAATTGATTCTGCACTGCCATTTGTTAACGACTTAGATACCAGTGACAAAGAGCTAGATGATCTTAGCGATCTTGCGAAAGATAAATTTCAAGACCTAATGGATTTAGGTATGAATGTAGAAGCAAGGTTCTCAGGACACATATTAGCTACAGCAGGTACCCTATTAGGGCATGCTATAACAGCTAAACAAGCCAAGCTAGACAAGAAGCTTAAAATGGTAGATTTACAGCTTAAAAAGGCACGTTTAGATCAGCAAAATAGTAAAAATGATGGCGAGAAGTTATTAGATGCTGAAGATGGACAGGCAGTTATTTTAGACCGCAATGAACTATTAAACCAAATCCTAGGCGAAAAACCAAAGAAGTAATTTGTCCTAACAAGATAAATAACACATATAGGAAAAATTATGAAAAACTACAAAAAATATCTAGCTGAAAACCAACACACATACGAGTTTCGTATTAAAATAGCCAACGAAGATCCAACAGAAAAAATGGATCAAATCGAACATGCATTAGACACGTACGGTATGGAAAGTTTGAGTAAACCAAAACGTTTACCATTGAAAGAAGGAGATATTGATTTCCCAAATCATGGTACTGTAGAACTGTACTTGATGGATGCTGTTTTAACATATCCTTGCAACGATGCACAAGTTCGACAAGTAGTAGCTGAACGTGCTAATATTGCAAAAGCAAATATTAAGGTTGTTCCAAAACTAAGTCCAGAAGAAATTAGGCGTTGGAATATAGATCAGCAAAGCGATGTTAAAGAATACAAAAAAGGCGAAGCGGTGTTAGATAAGCCATATGATGACAACCCAGATGCAACAAAAGCTGGAGATGAGTATGCTAAAGCAGATAGTATTCTTAAAGAACTAGATACTCCACAAGTTGAGATTGCAGGTAAAGATGATGTACCTGAAGGAAATAACGGCAAAACAACCAATGATTTACCGCAAGATAATATAAGTCCTGTAGGTAGTAAACAAAATAAAATACCAAAAGCATAGGAAAATTGTAGCATGTCTGACAACATATATAATATATTACAAAAAATTAATTCCGTAGAGCCTGTACATCAACCTCAGATTGATAGTAATATAGAAAAAGTTGAACCTCAGAGCGACTTTGTTAAGTCAGTAACTGAATTAGAAAAGAAATATCAGGTATTTAAAGAAGATGCAACTCCACTACGTAGAATTATGGACTTTGATAACCATGCACGTTATTGGAGTGGTGAAGGCAAGTATCAAGACCAATACAGTAAGTTATACGACAAGCTAGTACCTAGTGAAGGCAAATCAGATACAGTTGAAGGTGAACTACTAAGAGCTGTAGGTAAAATTATTTACAGACACGGTAATGATGGTGATAACTTTAGCAATGGTTCATACGAGTGGATTGAAAAACACGTAGGTAAGTTTGATCACTTAGACGACATGGCAGACAAAGTTATACAATATGTATTAAGTAAGAAAGGTGATTACACACCAAATAACTTTGATTGGTTATCAATAGCAGACTACGGTCCAGGTCAATATGAAAAAGATTGGCAACAAGTAGGGTGTAATAACTGTGGCGGTACAGGCGAAATAGAATACGAAAACGATGAAGGTGAAGAAGAATACGAAGAGTGTGATAGCTGTGATGGTAACGGTTGGATAGAACAAACATCTGAAAGCGTTAACGAAGCAGAAAAATCACTCAAACAACAAACACAAGAAAACTTAGGGAATAATATCATGCAAGATAATACTAAAAGCAACGGAATATTAGAAGGAGTTCGTCGAGTCGAAGAAGGTACCGAACTTAAAAATAAGACTGATTTTGACGATAATGCAAAAACAGGCGACTATTATATTACGTCAAAGGGACATAAAGTCACAAAAACCAAGAGTGGTATTAAGCATGATAGAACATACAAAGATGAAAAGGAAAAAGATGACATGGACGAAAGTGTTCAGTTCAGCGACACCATTGAAAATTCTAAAGCAGAGTTAGAGGTAGTAAAAGAATCAAGTGATGTACGTAATCATCCTATTTACACCAACGAAGAAGCCTGGGATCATTACCAAAAAGAAGTAACAGAACAAGAAAACGAAGAAGTTGTTGATGTTAATGATGAGTTAAATGAGATTGCTAGGTTAGCAGGACTTAATAACGAAGAAGTTACTGTTGGTGGCAATGAAGTTAAAGGTCTATGGTCTGATTGGACAGAAAAAGATCAAGAAGACGATATGGAAGAAGCATGTGGCATGTCTAAGAAAATGAAAGAAGGTTTTGATCCAGATGATTTCGAAGGCGAAATTGAAATGGATGGTAAAACAATAACATATCATGCTGATGTAGATAAAGAACAAAACAAAGTAAAAGTAACTAAATGTTCAGATGAAGATTATAAAGAAGCATGTCAAGCAGATGCTGAAGCAGAGTGGGACGCAAGAGACGCTGACGTACCAATGGACGAAGAAGTTGTTGCAGAAGGTCCTACTAGAAAAGACTTTCAAATGGTAGCTGACTTACTTAAAGATAATCCAAATATGGCTGATCGTAAAGCTAAAGCACAAGACTACTGTGATAAATTTAAAGCAATGAATCCACGTTTTGACAAAGAAAAATTTATGAAAGCGTGTGGAGTTGAAGAGTCAATCGAAGAAGACACTGTAGAAGAAGGCAATGAGTTCACTAAAGCAAGACTAGATGCTATCAAAGCAGGAAAAGATTCATTTACTGTTGACGGTAAAACATACAAAGTATCTGGTGACACATCACAGGAAAAAATGAACGAAGATATACATGTCCAAGTAACTGTTGATAATGAACAAGATGCACTTAATTTACTTCGTAAGTTATCTGGTATGCCTGAAGAAACAGAAACAGAAACAGAAGATATGAGTCCAGTAGGTAGTAATGATCCTTGCAGTGCATGTGATTGTGACCCATGTGGTTGTGACGAAGCTGTAGAAGAAGAAAGAGACATCGAACTTGCTAATACACCAAATGAAAAAGTTGCACCAGTAAGTGCTGTAACAACCGATGCCGGCGCTGGCTTAAATGGTCCTAAAAAACAGTACCCATTAGCGGCTAATCCTAGTGACAATCCAATAGAAGAAGATCTATGGACAGCATACGAAACTATGGTCGACGAAGTTAAAAAAGCAACGAATGAAGATTAAAGACATCATAGCAGAGAGGAAGGGTCAACTTCCTCCTAGTCAAAAATCTACTCTCAATAGATCAAATAATTTTGCTACATCAAATGACAGATATTATGATCTAAATAGAGTTATGATGGCTACTGCTGGTAGCGATGGCGTTAACATTCCTGAATTGGACACTGAAAGTTTTGTAGGCAGAAGTAACTTTGCTATGCCTTATACCAAACAAGAAAACGAAATGGTCAAACAGGCCTGTAAAAAAGTTGGAACTAACATTACAAATATAGTTGACAACCCGAGTTGTGAGCCTGATGACACTAACAAAAATAGCCCAATAGCACAGCGTAGAAGGAAAAATAAATATGGAGTCTAAACAATACGTAGTACGTACACAAGACTACACAAACGAAGGTATCGATGACGCATTTATAGACGAAAACGACCCAATCCATGAGATAAAACGTCTTGCTGGGTTAAGTAATAACAACATAGGAACACTACAAGAGTATACAGGTCCCGACAGTGTTAGTACAGAAGGTAGTAATCCTAGCAAAACTGCTAACAAAAATATAGAGTATCAAAATAAGCATAACATTGAACCAGGAACACCAGAATGGTTTAAGTTATGGTTTTCAAAGCCATATCTAACTGGCGAAAAACCCTGGTAAAATAGTTTTAATAACCATCTAAATTCAGATAAGTACTAGCATGGCAACAGCTAAAGGTACAGATTCGGTTCTAGTAAAGAAACCTCATACAAGAGAATCCTTTACAGAAAAACAATTAAAAGAGTTCGCTAAATGTGCTGACCCTAAAACAGGTCCTGAGTACTTTATGAGCAACTACTTTTATATTCAGCATCCAACAAAAGGAAGGATGTTGTATGAGCCATTTGAATATCAAAAACGACTTATACATTCATATCATAATTATAGATTCTCAATAAGTCTAATGCCTAGACAAACAGGTAAATCAACATCAGCCGCAGGCTACTTGTTATGGTACGCT